ATACTTGACCCTCAACAGACCATGAAAGCTTATTCTTCTTTTTACTCTTAGAAAGTACTTTCATTAGATCTACGGCTTGACGAGCTACATCAGAATCAGGGTAGAGTTCACCTTCCATAAAATGACCTTGACCTGGGATGTGTTTTACACCAACAGGTTCACCTATAAGATACTTTGGTTCCTTTTTATGATCCCAATTTATCCAATTGAACTCTGAGAAATCTAACCCCTCTTCAGAAAGAGATTCCCCATCAGCATCCCATGCTGCATCTGAAATTATGCCCCTTACTTTCCATACCTCATTACCTTTATTATTTTTGCTTTTTTGGAAATCATCTACTGGGGCAAAAAATTTAAACTTGTCCTTCATCTTCTTCGGTATCTTCTTTTTGTTCCACCGGTTTCTCAGAAATTTTTTCTAACCCTATATCTGAGTGATCTATATCTATGCTACGAAGTTCTTTTATTTTATTTTTCACTTCTTTAGGTTTTTCGCCTTTTTCAATTCTGTCTGCAGGAAACTTTGGTGGAATCAGTTTCTGCGGTTCTTTTGGAACTTCCTCCTCAAATTCAACCTCTGGAGCTTCTTTCTCCTTTGCTACTTCCTTTTTAGCCTCGCTCTCCATCTTATCTAATCTAGTATAATAATCAGGTATCTCCCATAAATGATCTTTAGCAATTTCTTCAGCTCTCTCTCTATCATTTGTGTGCTCCATCTCAACTTTAATACCCATTTCAAATTGTTTAGATATTTGTTCAACTGAAGTGTTATGGTGTGTGGCAATCTCTTCTATAGACTTCCCGTCAGCTAACTCACCTTCAATCTTTTCTGATTTTTCAATACTATTAATTAATTTAAGACCATACAATGGTTTCTGTGATAGATTATATATAGAAAACATTTGAACATCTATATCATTGTATTGGATATGATTTTTATAGTGTTCATAATCCATCAACCCATCTTTATAACTTTTATAAAGTTTATTAGCTAGATAAACTTGTTTTATTTCAGATTTACTCAAAAAACCACCACTATTATTCCATATATAAAAATTAGGAGCTAAATCATGGTTGATAACCCAACTCGGTATTAAGATAACATCTTCAAAGTTCTTATCTAAGTTTTTTATTAAAGGGTAATTATGTATATCATCTATAGATACCCATTCGTATTGTTGATGTTCTCTCTCATCAAGAAACACATTACACTTATCTTTCTCAACTTTAACTGTGAAGTAGTGGATGACAATTTTATTATCAGTATACTCTCCACTTGGTACAGCTGTCTCAGATTTTATACCGGTTTCTTCAATTAATTCCCTTAAAGCGGCATATTGAAAGTCTTCACCATCATCAACATGGCCTCCAGGTAAACAATATTTAGCAGCCTCAAAGTCATCTAATTTATTTCTTTTTAGAAGGAGTACTTCATTCAGTTCATTTATGACAATACAATCACTGTAATGTGTTCTATCATCTTTCACATAAACAGAACCTTTTTCTAAATCTACTCTCTTATATTTTTTAAGGTCTAAAACTCTATCTTTCGATATTAACCCTTGTTTATATGATTTGGTAAGAGTGACTAATAATTCTGTAAACTTATTTTCGGGTATAATATTTTTGTACTCTTGTAACTTTACTATATCTGGATTCTTTCTATAGATAGAGTCTATTGATTTTTGTAATTTATTTTGAATCTTTTCTTCCCTTTTTACAAGATCTAAAAAAGAACTATTATAACTCTTAAACTTGTCTTCTATACTATCAACTATACTTCTACCTGTCGCACTTTTAGTAAAATACTCTTTTAATGTTTCATACTCTTGTAACTTTTGTTGATACTCCTTGTTCTTAAGGGAAACAGTTTCTCTACTTTTTTTAAGTAAGAGAGACTTTCCTCTCAGATCATCTATAATGTTATCAAAAGTTTGAAAAAATCTCATAATCATTCTGCTAATGTTGTAAAACTTGTCACTAAACCTCTCTGCATCTTATCAGCCCCATACTTAACATAAGGTACAACCATATACTGTGTGTCTAATGTCAAAGTTATAAGACTAGCTATAAAAGGGGAGGTTGTTACTTCACTCGCAATTTCAGTCATATCTTCTAGATCTGTTCCATACTCAAACCCTACTTCTGTAATAGAATCTGTATCATCAAATAGATAATTAGAACTAAGATCTGCAGCTGTTGTTGTTACATTAGTAACAGTAACTAAATCTACACCTGGTACTGCTACTTTAGGTAACCCCTCTGTGTACTTAACATCTATACTATGATTACCTGTAGCAAAATCTAAGTCAATTAAAAATGTAAATCCAAACAGATAAGGTAGTTCAGATATACTTTCAAGATACTTATTTATTTGAACATCATTGTATGTTTCAACGAGACCTGGGAATAAACTATTTATAATATCTTTGATATAGTTTGAAGCATCTGAAAATGTCATTCCTTCAAAAGGAACAAAATTTATCTCTAAACTAAGTTTATGTTCAAACCAAGATTCTACAGTTATAGGTGGTATCACAAATGTTCCAGGGTCTTCACTGTCTTCAAATGGAGTTATCTGTAAACTGATATTACCAAAAGTAGCATCAGTTATATTAAAACCGTAAGAAGGGATAGCAATAAACTTATTAGGTGTCTTGTAAGTACCAAGAAGTGTACCTAATAGTCTCTGTAATTGTATTAATTCTAATGCATCTAATTCTGAGGTATTGGCATTAAAAGCAACTTTCTCTATCCATTTATGGAGAGATTGTATTGTTTGTTGGTTTTGAGTGGGGTTAATTATACTCATTATTTCTTGTTTTTATCATATGTTATATTCAATTTTTTCATTAAAAGTTTTATAATTACTTCATAAAACCCTATTGAAGCTAAGAAAGCTAAAATCATCATTGGCCACCGCACATCAGTGATAAGGCTAAAGATTATAGCAAGTGAGATCCCTGAGCTCAAAAGTACTATTAATTGTACACTTTTTTTTGGTGAGTTAGTTATATACTTAAAAATTATCCAAGTTAAGAAATTAACACACAATCCATAAATTACTTCAGGGTACTGTATTAAAAAAGTAGTTGTATTTTCCATTATAGTCCTAATTTATTCTTTAACCATGTAACTATTCCTGATATACCACAAAAAGCTAAAACTGTTAAAAATGTAAATATAGCCGTTAATGGCTTTTTATGAGAGTCCACCCATCTAGCGAAATGAGTTGACTTTCTTAACTCTTCTATCTGTTTATCAGTTTTTTGACTCAACTCATTAAACCGTAACTCAAATTTACGATCTAACTCCTGAATATTCTTATCCAGTTTTGTGTTTATTTCATCCATTTTGTTCGCTAATATAATCATACCCATATCTGTCGGGTTTTGACTTCCTTGCAAGATTTTCACTAATTTCTCAGTTTCCTTACACATAATTACATCTTTAATTGATTGACCCATGTTTTTCTCCCCTTCTTGAATTAAATATAATAAATTTAAACGATAAATTGTTTATCTCCAACAGTAATTTTTATTTTACCCTTAGATTTCTTTATCTTTTTTGGTAAGAATTGTTTTTTAGATTCATCCCACACATCACCTTTTCTCTTCTTTCTCAAATCACATCTACAATGTGGGTGTATGGGTCCAACTGTCGCTTTCCAATCTTTAGTCTTTCTCCCTATGTTAGTTCCGTTACTTAAAAGTTTTTCATAAGAAAACAATATAGGTTTAGATCCAAAACCATTTGTTAAGAATAATCTTATGCAATGTTTACATGCTCCTCCATACACTTGTTTATAAAACTCATCTTGTTGACTATCACTAAAAGCAGCCATTTTCCCATACTCATAAGCATTTTGAAGTTCTGTTTCTGCTATTCTACCCAAGTTTCGACTCCAATCCTTAGTCTGACTACCTATCTCAGACACTATATCTGAAACAACTCGCTTTTCTAAAACAGTTTTCTTAACAGCATCTTTTATTATTTTTTCATACTCAGGTCTATTTATAAGTTCTACCTCTCTTATCTTATTGACTATAGTTGTTTTTATAGTTTCACTTAAATCCTTTATATGACCAAATGTTTTCTTTTCTAAATAATTTAATGTTAGTTTTTCATACTCACTGAGTGGTTTAAATTGGCCTCTTCGTAAGTATTGTTTAAAGTCATTCAAATCTACATTTTTACCCCTCAATGGACCTAAAGCTGAAACTAATCTACCCCAATAAAATGATTGTTGAAAAGGGGTTATACCTTCAATCGGTTTTTTATAGTCTAATCCCAATTTAGTTAAAAATAATTTATCTTTATGTGAAAGAACTTTATCGGAAATATTTCCAGCAATAAAAAAATTACTCTGAAAATCTATTATATCAACTATTTCTTGTATTTGATCTTCAGTAAACATTAGAATCCTAGCATTGAAGCTTCTTTTAATGTTAATTTATAAACTTTATTATCTGGGTAGGAATTTAAGATAGTTTGCATCATTACTTTTTCAATTATACATTCTATTAATCTTATCACTATATAATTGTAGTCATACTTTAAATCTTCATTACATTGAGTATCTTTAATATCATACACCATTGGTAAGTTTTCAATTTTATCATCAAACCCATCAGCCAACCAATAGTGATCACATTTCTTAGTTGGTTCTTCCCCTATTTTACCTTTTAATATTTCAAGTTCTGTTCTGTACTTAGTTATCTCATCAACTTCCTTTTGTAGAGATATACTGACTTTTTCTTTAATCTCTTTTCCAGACTTTTCAACTAGAAATGTCTCTCTAAAGTTATTAAGAAAATGTGCTTTTTGAAAATATGAATTATTTTCCATTTGTTAGTACTTTTGTAACTTCTGTTAAAATTATTTTTATTGTAGACTCAAAATTATCTTTAATTTGTTTTTCAAGTTTCTTTTGAATCTTTGGAAATCTAATTGGGTCTTCCGGGTGCTTATGCATTTCTATCTCTTATAAAAGTTACAAACAATGAAGCACCTATTACTTCATAAATTTCACCTAAGCGAACAGAAAACACCTCTGAAGTATTAGATGGGATTGGGACTCCCGGGTCAGCTACACCCAAAGAACTTAATTTAAGATAAACAATATTCGTGGGATCTATATTAGCTACTCTGACTAAAGTAGACTTGGTCTTAAAAGTACTACCAGTTGTAACTTCTACAGTATCCCCCCCTAAAGGGAAGCATTGTATTGGGTGGCCATTCCAATCCATTAATAATTCTGGGTTTCTACCCTTTCTACTTTCTATTTCCATTTTATTTTTTATTTAGATAATCGACCAATGCTTTTTGAAATGGATTTTCTTCTTCCTCCTCTTGCTCCATATCTATATCTTGGGACTCCATGTCACTATCTCCTCCAAATTGTTTCATTTGAAGTTGTTGTGTATACACTGTGTTTAGGATAGTATCTTTTTCTGGATTAAACTCTCTGCCTGACCACTTCTTAAAACCATCTTCAAGTGACATAACTCCTGCTTCAATCTTAGTCTTATCAATCTCGATAGCTACTTTCTGATCTTCAATATTGATACCAGTAAAAACAAATTCATAATCTTCATCTAATCTCTCAACTACATATTTTGTAAACATACGTTGTATAAGTTTTAAGATAGGGACTAGTCCTTTAGCTTGGGAGTGTTGAAGTCTTTCTTTTTGACCATCTTGGCCAAATACATTTGAAGCTTTTTGAAGATTAAATCCACATTCACTTGGGTCAATTCTAAAAATAGAACAACCTATGGCTATCAAAAACTCTAACCATTGGTTAAACTCCATATCTTTATTGGAATTTTGCATGTTTATCCATTGAACATCCTCTCCCCCTATCACTGGTATCTTGTGAGAGTTCTGGACACCAACAATAGTGTTTCTCCACATTTGCTTGAAATCATTCAGGGCGCTTGGAGACATCTTCCCCTTCATAGTAAAGAACCCTTTAGGGTTAGAACCTTGGCTGAAAAAATTACCATTATACTGCATCCCAAAAAGCATCCAAGTTACAATAGAAATCATATCTTCTAACTCAGAAATACCATAACCATTTGCTAAGATATCAGTGGTTTTATTACGAATACCAAATGTCATCTCCCATGGGTAATATGCTGTGTATATTTGTTCTCTCCAAATTTGTACATATTTTGGATAATACCCTTGTACCTTTTTCCAATTCTTGAACGCTTCTGGGTTTGATTGATCTACAAGTCTTATAGTTGAGGCGTCTACTGGGTAAAATTGTACTAATTTACCTCTTTGATTATTAGCACATTCCATACACATTTGATCAAACGTAAGAGAATCTAGAGCTAAAGCTCTTATATATTCCTCTAAAGATTCAAAGTCCCATTTATTTTCAGTAGTACCTCCGTTTTGAATAAATTTAGTAATATATTCAACTTTCTTCTTTTCTTCAGTTGAAATCTTATTTTCAGTAGAAAAAATAGAACGTTTCTTTCTTATTTTCCATCCCTTTTCTTGATCGTCATTGGAAGGATCTGCAAAAGTTGCTACTTGATCAACTCTTGTCCCTATAATAGTTTTTATGATAGGGGTTCTACTCATTCTCCTAAGTGTTTCATAACTAACAACTTTAGTAGATATTTTATAGTTGTTTGTATTTAGGGAGGAAATATCAGGGTCAAAAAGGAAAGATTTTATAAAAGAATCATCTTCTTTTTTACTGGACTCTAAATATTTCTGAGTTGTTAATAGTGTGTAGGGGTCATTTGATGATAACCCCTTTTCTATTAATAAATTTTTTTCAATCTCTAACTTCTGTTGCATTAATTCAATATCTTCTATTGAATTTGGCTTTTGTAGGGATTGTGTAATATGTTTAGTTTGTTTTAGTCGTCTCTTTTTTCTGCTCATTATACAGTAAAATTTGAATTAAATATAATAAAAATTTATTAATAAAAATATTAACAAAGAAAAGTTGTGAAAAAAAGCGTTATTATTTTAAGAATATATTAAAGATTATATACTATGAAAGAGTATATAAGATTTATATATATTCATTAAGTTACTTACTTAAGTATATTATATAAGATTATTAAAATATTTAATGTTCGAAGGTTAAAATATTTAATGTTTAAAGGTTAAAATTATTAACATTTGAAATAAAAATTTTAAAAAATTTTATAATTGATTACTAACACTTTACAAACCATCTAAAAATAT